GGGGTCATGCGATAGAGGTCTTCCCGCAAAGCCTGCACAGCGGGGTCAGCCTCAACCTTGATGACTTCCGGATGTGGACTCCTATATATCATCCGTAAGCTGAAAGATGGCAAGACGTTCCCCGAGTATACAATTGGTGAAAAACTCAAATAAGAAGTAAAGGAAAAGGAGCTCGTTGAATGTATTCGAATAACGACGAACCGACAAAAAGCTTTAACGAGCTTCAATCCGATATACTCGGGGAGAAGCTTACAAGCAACCCATTGATGACAGCGCACAAGCTGGTCGGAAAAAACAAAGCTTTAAATACGAAACAGAAAACCATAGTCAATGCTATTAATGAAGTGTTGGCAACTATGGAAAGAATTGAAGCAGCCACAGATAAAGACCTGAAATCGATGTATTCGTATTTGGGCTCGTTTAACACGAAACCAACTCTTATCAATGAGTTAAGTTCGAGGGATGCAGACTCCGTATTGTCGCTTGCAATGAAAGCTTACGATGATGTCCAAGAAATAAAAGATATTGCAAAAGATGATTATGAGGATGTGTTCCATGTCGGTGAAGGGGAAACACAGTCTGTATTCAAATTATCCTACAAACCTATTGGTAAAATCCGTATGTATATCGACGGCATAAGATACTTCCATGATTGCATCTCATATAATGCGGAAACAAACGAAGTGACTTGGATTAACGACTCGTCAAAAACTGAAGGGTTCGACATTACAGACGCAGACGTTGTTTTTGAATACGACTGTATAAAAGAATAAAGAAGGTGGCAACAATTTTCCTCACAAGATTAAAACAGATTACAAAAGGCGAAAAAGCGATATTTCGCATGGAGCAGGTTGATGATGGAAAGAGTAAGCTCACCGGGAGCCTGTTGCTTGGCATAGGTGCTGTCGAAAGAAACAAGGAGTATTCAGTAGGAGAAAACCTGTTTAATGCAGGGAATAGCATCGACTTCGGGTCAATTCTTGAATGTGTTAAGGCAGGAAAAACAGGCGATACTCCTATCACTATCCCAGACAATGCAAAAACTGGAGACGTCTTTAGTGACGGAGAAGTTGAATGGAGGCTCACAAAAGTCTACATTTGATAAAACATCATAATGCAAAAGCAGCATTGGATAAAAATACAAAACTGCCGTCCACATACAATATGTAATGGGGAGGCAGTTTTTGTATTATGCAGTTTTCTCCAATAGCGCTCTACTTAATGGTAATACCTGAAAAGAGGATTTGCCGATGAAACAGAAAGGATTGGTGGCGATTTGGCTACGAAAACTCGCGGTATACGCAAAGTTAGCGAAAACGTTCTCGCTCCTGGCAGAGCGATAATTATTACCGAAAAAGATAAAGACAAGTACAAGTGGGGAGACATCCCTGTCGGCTCGAAATTTATCGACACAGCCACGGGAATCGAAATGGTCAAACTCGAAGGCGAGAGCGACTGGGTTCCCGCAGGTGTTAAAAATGATGGAACGATTTGTATTTCCAAGGACTCCGTAATCACTTGTGAAATTTACACAATCACGGAAATAGATAAAGATAAAAGAACATTCCGGTATCATAACGAAGATGGTGAGTATAGGAACTCAACAATGGTTTATGATGAGGAAACCGAAGAGCTGACCTATTTGTTTAAAGTTGAAAAGGGCGATTTTCAGCCGGGACGAAACCTGCTGCAGGTAACCCTTAATGATGCACTGACCCGTTCCGCTGCATCGGGCGGCTTGGTTGAAATCACAAACCGCCACTTTGGTTTCGTTGAAAACCTGGAAGTTGGCGATGAACTCACTGTTATTTATATCCATAAAATCAATATCGGCAATCCATATCCGAGAATTTTCTACGGGGGCACGGTTCCTGTTGATGCGGAAGATGGAGACCTCTGGCTTGATACATCTTCGGCACCGTATAACGGAAATGAGATAGTTGAGGTACAAGGGGAATAAAAATGAGTGAAAGAAAGAAAAAGAAAACAGCCCTTATAAGGGAGCATATGCTTGAGCCGGATTTTCGCAAGAAGATTCGTCTCAACGACAAACTGATTGGGCTTGACGACCTTACCCCCGAAATTCGTAAGAAGATAACCAATATTGCTTTGAATGAGGGAACGGCGTATGACGATAATGAACTCCGTGAGCGAATTACAAATCTGGAAAACGGAGGAACTACGCTTGGTGAAGTATTCGTAAAAGACCTGGACAAGGTTTCCCGCAAAGACCTGGATTATAATGCTCAGGTGGCATATGACAGAGCAAATGAAGTCCCGGAACTGCAGGAGAAGAAAGCGGATAAAGAATATGTGGATGAAAACTTCCGCAAGAAGGCTATCCCAGTAATTCAGGGCGACTTTGACCCACTGCTGCAGAAAAAGCTTAATGATATGCAGGCAAATCTTAACAGTATCATGGCAAATTTTGATTCCAATAGCGGTGCAGTAACCTCCGTCCAAGCCCTCGAAGAGGCAGTTAAAAACCTTAGTACGACGAAGGTTGAAAAGACCTACGTGGATAAAACCTTCCGTAAGGCTATTGACCAAATTTCGTTGTCTGATGTGGATAGCACTATCGCAGAGCCTGTCAATTCAATCCCGCAGATGCAGAAAAAATTGGATGACGCGGCAATGCTGTCAGACCTGGAAAACTACCGGCCAAAAGCAGATCAAATCCGAATGGAAGATATGACAAACGATTTGCGCGATAAGCTTAAGAAAGTTTTCGATAGTGCGGACGATGCTAAGAAGGCCGCAGAAGAGTCATTCAAAGAAAACTTTGATTCCTATGGTATAACCCAGATACTCGACCGTTATGGTGACCTTATCTGTACAGACCCTGTTAACCCGCATGTAATTGCTGGTGTTGACCAGATGAGTGACATGGAAAGAAAGTTCAAAGGTATTTATCCGTTCAGTCTTGCCGTAAACATCACAAAGTATATCGGGACGTATGGTATCGGGGAGTCCAATCCATTGGGCGGCCGCATGAGTTTTTCCGGAGCTATCAATTATCTGTACGATTTGATTATGAAGACGTCCGGTGATGAAAGCCCGTTTGGCCTGTTCTTGAACTCTGGTAAAAAAGATATTAAGAAGCTCCGGGATGAATTGGATGCCTTAACGGAAACGGTCGAAACTATGCAGGGCGATATTGAAGACCTGCAGACGGAAAACACTGCACTGAAAGAGCGCGTCAAAAAACTGGAAGATAGCAGTAGCAGCGGAAGCGACAGCGGTGGAAAAAAATAAGAAAGAGCAGGATAAGCAATGAGATTACTTAGGTACGATGCAAAAAAGAAACGGTGGATACAGCTGTTTGCCGATTCTGCCTTGGATAAGTATAAAAACCTTTCGGATGTCGTTGATAAAAAAGCGGCACGAGATAATCTCGAACTGGATGAATATTATTGGAATAAAGCGGCGTTGAAAGACGGCGCCGCTGTCAATTCCATCCATAACGTATGTGTTATCCAGGATGAGAAAGCTCAGTTTGTAACGAAGGCAGATAAAGAAAACTGGAACCAGAAGGTAGACCGGCCAATCGTAAAATCCACTGCGGATGAAGAACTTCCCGAAATGACGGAAGGCCAGATGGTTTACAACCGCGCTACGGATACCATCAAGGTTAAGATTGACGGTAAAATTCGCGATTTTGAAAACAACCGCGAAATCCATGGCACAGCAAATTTTGCAGGAATGGGAAATGAAGTTAAGATTGAACATCATCTGGAAACCATTCACGGCGTAAAAATAACGCCAAAATTTGTTGGCATATCATGTGTCACCAACCCTGGAGGAATGTTAGGTGAAACATGGACGAGAAAAGACGATACGTATTTTTATGTAGGGAATACAGGTAGTTATCAAGGGCCATTTGAATATATGGTTTACTACTAAGGTTTTTTTGGAGGAAATAATTTTGAGACAACTACCAACAGCGGCAAGCTTACTTTTAACGGAAAACTGCAACTTGCGATGCACTTATTGTTTTGAGAAACACAACAAAACAAAAATGAGCAAAGAGGTTGGACGAAAGGCAATCGACTGGCTTTCGGATAATGCTGTGAAAACAGGCCTGGATGAGTTTTCCGTTCTCCTCTTTGGGGGAGAACCTCTACTCAATATCGACACGATTGAGGAAGTGTTAGAATACGGCGTAAAAGTCGCAGACGAAAAAGGACTCCGCTTTACGGCGTCAATGGTTACGAATGCCACAGTAATGAATGACCATATTTATAGCGTACTCCGTAAATACCGCGACATGGTTAATCTTGGCATACAGCTTTCTGTGGATGGAATTCCTGAAGTACAGGACAGATACAGATTGACGGTTGCCGGAAAAGGCTCGTGGCATATGGTTGAAAAGAATCTGCCAAGATTCAAGGAGCTTTACGATAACAACCCGGACGATAACCGCCTGTCCATTCATGGCTGCATCAATAAGGAAACAATGCCATTCCTGTATGAGAATTACAACTTCTTCCGTAAGGAATTAGGGTTCAAGCGTATCTGGTTCCTTCCGATAGCCGAGGAAAAATGGGATGCGTCAGATGTAAAGCTCTATCAGGAAAACAGCCAAAAAATCTTCAACGACTGTGTCGCAGATTTGCTGCAGAGCATGGACTATCAGGAAGCTCTCAATTATGCGCCGTTTGATAAGTTTGCAAATGGTCTGGAGTGTCGCCCGGACGCACCGTGCGGCGCCGGCAGAAGTTTTGTCACAATAACCGCAACGGGCGAAATTTATCCATGCCATCAAATCTACTTCAATGACCCGGAAAAAGATACGCTGATTGGCAATGTGATGGGCGATGGAGAACTGGATGAAGACAGACGAAGAATTTTCCTTGAATACGAAGAGGAAGATATTGGATGTCAGGATTGCCCAAATACACAGTGCTACAGATGTCTTGCTACAAACTATGTAAACAACGGAGGCATTCTCTCTCAAATTAGGGGGCTGTATTGTGCCCTGTCTGGTATCGACAGATATTTCCAAGGCAAAATGTTGGAGGTTGTACGGAAATTGCGTCTGGCATCACAGGGCGACGATGAAGTGCAGGACTGCTTGTGTAATTCCCGAAGTGCAACGTCAGTTAATGGCTGCGATATCGTAAATAACAAAGACTTGTGTCAGTCGGGAAACAATCCTAAAGCGCCGGGATGCCTCTGCGACGTAGATAGCGGATTTTAACAGAATAATGAATAAGAGGACGATAGGATGGCTTTAAGAAGCTTAAAAAACACATACAGCCGAATGGTTGATGATATAAGACAAAGCGGGCCAGCCAATAATGATTGGAAGGATTTGGCAACCTTAAAGGACCGGCTTGACAAAATGTATAAGTATCGCAATAACGAGATAATCGATAGCGACCCCAGAAATTCAAATGATGATACGCCAGGACAGATTCATAATGTGTGTACGCAACATTATTACAAAAGCTTCAAGGACTTCCAGCAGAAAATGGGAGTGGATTACAGCCTGTCCATCGGTGATATCGACAATGCTCTCGATAGTATGCCGTATTGTACATGCAATGGCCGGTCTATGCAAGCATGCAAATGTGTGGCCCGAGATGCTGGCGATCATTGTTCGTGCAATGTAAGAGCGCCTATTGGGTGCGCTTGCGTATACCGCAACGGTGGCAAGTATGGCAGCCCGTGTGCAATAAATAGCTACAATTTTGGATGCAGCTGTGTAAGCCGGGCGGCTACTAGAGATTGTGATTGCAACGGTCGTTGCTCCTGTAATGTGGTGAATGAATACACCATGAAAACATATAGACAGAAGCTAAACGACGAAGGCATTACGGAAACCTGCCGTTGTGTATCAAGGCAGCTTGGCGATGTATGCCTGTGTCACGCCAGAACTGTTGCAGCACAACCCCCTACTCATAGGCATACAATGGGGTGTAATACAAAGTATAATGTGCCGCAAAAATATTGTGACTGCGTACAGAGAACGTCATCAATATCGTGTGAATACCACGAAATACATTTATAAGTAGTTAGTTAAGTAGTTAAGGAGTTAATATGCTGGAAAGATACGTCATTCACGTTACCAAAGCATGCAATATGGATTGTTTTTACTGCTACGAGCAGGACAAAACAAGCAAGTATACAAAAGAGGAAGTTCTTGGCACCGTTGAAAAAATCGCCGCAAATTGCAAAGACAAAGAATTTGGTGTGGAATTTCTTGGCGGTGAGCCAATGCTTGCTTTTGATATTATCAAGGCGGTATATGAATATTTGGAGGAAAATTACAAGGGCCGCGTCAGGGATTACGTCATCACAACAAACGGCACAATACTGACGGATGATATGTTGGCATACCTACAGGAAAATCCTAAAATCGTATATGCTGTTAGCCTGGACGGTACGAAGTGGGCAAACCAGCTTCGCCGTTTTAAGGGCGGGGCCGGAGCATTTGAGCCGGTTGTGGCAAACTTAAAGAAAGCAATCAACGGGCTTTCCGATGAACAGATAAGCGTACATATGGTAACGCATCCATTTAATGTCGGCAACATATTTAATAGCATTAAGTTTATTCATAGCATGGGTGTTAAATACATCGGTGTTGGTACAGTGGAAAGTACAATGCTTATTGATGCGATGTACTGTGAAAGATTCGTTCAGGAAATGGATAAAGTAAGCCAGGCTATTGTTAGTGGTGAGCTGGCCGGGGTGGAGATAGATATTCTAAACACCGTTAAGCCTGTTGATGATGTGCGTACGTACATTAAAGATGATACCGGCAAGGTAATCGGCGAAAGCTATGGTAGAAGCAAGGACGATATAACGTATACGAATGAATTTAACAGCGTGCGTACGGCATCGCCGATTGGGGATGTAATTGTTTCGCTGCGCAGATGCGTTTATGAAAATCACCAGTATAGACTCGGAGGAAATAATGATAAAATCGCTTGAACACATCAAAGGACTTTGGGCAAAGTTAGACAAAAACGAAAAGCTGAGCATATACATCAATATCCCGTTCTGTAAATGTCAGTGCAGGTATTGCCTTTATAAAGGAGAGCCGGGCGCGGGGGACGAAGAACATCGAAAGTTTGTATACGATTATCTGATTCCGTCAATCAAAAGATTCCATGACTTATTCGATGAGCATGAAATCGAAACGATATACTTCGGTGGCGGAACACCAAATGCAATCCCCATAAAATACATTATGGATATATGCGATGCAACAGCATGCTTCAATCGAGCAAAGAATAGAATTATTGAAATGAATCCGGCGTACTGCTCCGTTCAGGACGTAGAACTGTTAACCGATTTTGGTTTTACACTGATTACGTTCGGCGTTCAGTCGTTCTGCAAAGAAGCTCTTAATTTCCAGCAAAGGCCATACTGCAGCGAGGATAAAATCACAAAACTTGGCAAGGCTATCCAGTCTCTTGGCGGAAAGTTCAGTCTGGACATCATGTGCTATTTGCTAAAGTATGACAAGAGCGACCTTGAGATATTCAAACAGGATGTTGAGATTGCGAAAAGAACGAACGCGGACTTTGTAACGATATACCCGGAGCTGAACCTAATCCTGAATGATGAACAGGCAGCAAACGATTTTGTGCAATGCGTAAAGAATGTTGACTGGAGCGGATATTGGCTGGACGATGATACTACCAATATAGAAAAGACGCACAGATTGATAACTCGGATGGTTAAGGACAAATACAGTGAAGAAGAATTCTATGAAAGCATCCTTCCTTATTATGCGGACGACTTCCCATACGCAACACAAAACATTGTTAGTTTTGGCGCAGGAAATGGTAAGCATGATGTAATGTCCTATGTGCCGGGAGAATTCTATTATGTAGAAGTCAACCTGGGAACCAATACACCAATATACAATATGAAATTCGAAGAAGGGGAACCGCAATAGAACCCCTCCATCGAAAAAGAAATGGAGGAGCATAAATGTCCAAGCCTCAGGGTGTCCATAAAGTCAGCGAAAACATTGTTCAGCTGGGAAGAGGAGTAATCTATACAGAAGAACTGGACAATATCGATATGGAAAAAGTCCCAGATGGTTCTATTTGGGTGAATGTAGACAATGGTGGTTTGGCGGTAAAGTTGAGAGGGAGCGATTCATTCACAGAGCTCCCAATCGGCCTTGCTGACGCTGATGATGACGAAAGTCAGAAACTGCTGGAAGAGTTTGTAAAAAAGTATGCAAACGCCGATATCCAGCACAAGCACATCGAGGAAGATGTCCTAAAAAATAAAGAGAAGATACAAGAGTTAAAATCTCTGCTTGAAAAACTGCAAGAGCAAATTCACAACATAAACATATACGCCCTATACGAAAGTTTGACTGACAGGTTTACAGAGCAGGGAAACGAAATTATAACACTGCGAAGGGAAAAACTCGATAAGAAGGACCTAAAGCTCTTTGTTACAATAGACCAGATGGAACCGATTATCCAGGAAAGGACAGCGCAGTTTGCAAGCAGAAAAGAGCTTGCTGAAATAAAAACCGACTTCAACAATGTCGTAAAGACCTTTGCAACAAAAGATGAGCTGGATAAAAAGCTGTTTGAAAAAACACAGCCACTGGCTCAAGAGAAAGACGTTCAAACGTTAGGGGAGCAGTTAAAAACGCTTATTCAGGAAGTAGAGGAAATCAAGCTTGATAACCAGGAGAAAGCAAAAGAGCTAGATGAAAAGTTTGGGGATATTGACGATAAGCTTATTGAGCTCGACGCAGCAACCGGAGATAAGGTTATCAAATCGCTTACACTGGAAGCTGGACAAACCAAGCCATGCGAAATTGACGAAGGAAAGCAATATCGCATAATGCAAGTTTATATCAAAAAGCCGAGCGAGGACTTGTGGTCATTCGATACAGAGCAAATTGATGTTGCAGCTGATGAGAATGGGGCAGTTAATGTTACAAACAAGTCATCGAATGAACTTGATTGTTTACTGATACTGATGTAATAGGTGATAACAATGAAATCAAAAGCTACAGCACTTCATGTTGCAGAATTGAATGAGAGAGTCTTGGATAACGCAAGAAATGTAAGACGCTGTCTCGAAATGGTTGAAGAAATAGCCATACAGATTAACGAAGCGATTGAAAGCTACCGTAATTTTAAGCGGGATAAGAAAGTTTGCATGGATGCCGTTAATCTGGAGGTAACAAACCGAGAACTCCAGTACGGAGTAATTGAAAAGCAGATGGCCGGTATCCAAAAAGCTGCCCGTGAGATGGAGGACATGCGGGAGAGCTTTGAAGAAACCAGAGCAACTGTGGTGGAGAATTCGTCAACCATCACAGATATTACGAAAAACATTGAACAGCTAAAAAACGACGTCACAAAAGAATTTGCAAAGAAGATAAGCACATCTGGCGGCACGATATATGGTGACCTGACCGTAACCGGCATGGTTAATGGCCGTGCTGAGAAAGCAAAGGAAGCGGAAAGTGTCGAGTGGGATGCTGTGCAAAACAGGCCGGAATATTATCCGCCCGCACAACATAACCATGATGACCTTTATCCTGCAATCAATGGTGAGCGGGCCGAAGGTAAATGGAATATCGATATTTCTGGTAAGGCAGATAAGGCTGGCGATGCAGACCGAGCCGATAATGCCGACCATGCAGCAGTTGCAGATAAGATTGATTGGGCAGGTATTGAGAACAAACCAGAAAATTACCCGCCGGCAGAGCATAACCACGATGCCTTGTATCCATCCATAAAAGGTGAACGTGCAGAAGGTGTCTGGAATATTGATATCGACGGTGAGGCAAAAAGGGCCAAATCCGACAGCGAAGGCAATATTATCACTGCAACCTATGTGAAAAAAACTGACATGGGGGAACTGCAGAAAGAAATCGGCAAAATTTCGACGGAGATAAAAGAATCCTTAAAGGGGACATCTGTTGAAAACGAAACGCCGGATGAAAAAATCACGCTGCGCTGTGAAGTTGAAAATGGCATGCTCACGGTTGTTCCTTATGTGAATGGGGAGCGGGCCTACATTACTTCCAGTGTTATTGCCTGTGAAGACACCAGTGAAGAATAATAAAGAAAAACATAACGCGGTCTTGTTTAGACCGCCGTTTGTGTGCGTAATATTCCGACAAGAAAGATAAAATAAGAAAGTTGGTGTACCTTTTGAGTTTGCCATACAGTCGCAAATTTAATAGCGGCAGACAATCAGAGCAGCTTCTCAATGAGGAACTGCATAAAATATATGAATCGGTAAAACACCTGACGGATACGCCGCCCAAGATGGAGGTTCCACAGGCAAAGCTGCATCGTGCAATATGGCATGATATGGAAACCAACCAGCTCAAATGGTGGGATCAGGGGTCGAGTAAGTGGCGCAAGTATTTTGAGCGAGAGTTCAAACTTACGGAAAACATTATGTCGACGCTGCCGCCAGAGGACCCTGTCAGAGGCGAACTTTGGATATACAATGGCGTACTGTGTTATTACGATGGCATTAACTGGGCGCCCATAAAAGCCCTCTTGCAGGACGGCTCGCAGTTTAGCTTGGACGTGTTTAGAAACTTTCTTTTGGTTAGTCCTCTTTGGAGAATTGGTAACACAATCGTCGAGGATGACGAAATTGAAAGCTACAAAACAGAGTTAAGAAAATATCTGCAGGGCGTGCTGGACGGAGAAACGGATTCTATGATAACCGGCGATGGAGAGAAATACTCCATTGACCAGCACCAGTGTATAGAAAATCCTCCGCAAGTACCGGCAATCCCGTTCAATAAAAAGGCGCAGCTCCTTGTGCCGAATATCGACAACGCAAGGATATTCCTGGACCACGAACTGGATACGGAAAAATTCGAAGAAGTATCCAAGGTGTGCATCCAGTACGATAAGAGAGACCTTATCAATTCGACTCCTTCGCTTGTTCATATAAACCCTGGCCGAATGACCAGGATTGTAAAGCGCATTATCAAGATTGACCGAGATAACCCGCGCATCCAAATTCCTGCAGCGGATACGGAGTTTTACGGCTTCCATGAAAGTCAGTATTTTGGCGACCTGCTTCTTCCTGACCAGGAGAAAAAGGAAGATGACGGAACGGTATCGGTAGAACCGAAGGATTACACCATCGTCGAAGATGGTATCCTTTTGTCTTACAATGCTTCTCAGAACTACGACTATGTTCTTGCAATCACCTATGAATTTTCATGGATGAAAAGCACAGGCCGCATGGATAAGTCCTGTTCCAAAGATGCCACAAATGCTTATTTCGTAGATAAGTACAACGGGCCGTTCAATGTCTTTGTGGAAGGCTATAACTACGAAGACCCATACTATGAAACCGACAGCATGTCGCAGACCATAAAGACGAAGGAAGATACCAGAGAACTTGAAGTATCCCTCCTGCACGTACCAAAACGTGAGTATGGTTACATGCGCACAATAAACGTTGCCGGCGAAGGAATAATCCGCCCGCTGCGTGATTATAAAAACCCGTTAGTCTTTGTAAATGGTGAAGCCCTGTCGGAACAGAACGGGGACATCATTATCGAAAGTGACGGCCTCATCCGCGTAAGAGACGCAAAAGACGATATGGCATGGTGTATCGTTGACCTTTTCGAGGAAGCGAATGAGAAAAACGAATTCAAGGACTACACTCCTACAGTTGTTACGGGCAAGGTTGGCAATGACAATCTGATTAGCTATGACGCCAGTGTTGTTCCCGACCAGAAAACCTGTGTGCTGTTTATCGATGGCCTTTTGGTTAAGAAGGAAGCCATTGAATACGACCGTGCAAATTGCAAAATCGATGTAGAGGGCGGCCTTACTGCAGGGCAGGAATACATCCTTGTCGAGGATAAATATGGATGGCTTTACAATGAAGAAGCATTGCAGCCGGCCCTGTCTGTTGGTAAATTCTCCGACTCACTCGTTTATTTTAACAACCATTTGATTTGCAACAACGTTGCGATTGATACTTCGGACGAACCTTATACCGCAGAGGTTTATCCAGACGGAACGAAAGTTTACAAACCGTATCCGGGTGTGTTTAACGAAATCAAAAACTTCAAGTCGATTTATGATGACGTTATTGAGATGGACACCATGGATGACCTGGATGCTTTGATTAAAGCAAATACGGGCAGACATGAACTGGATATCGAACGCGAGGTTGAAAAACAGGTTCGCGAAGAGTTGGCAGACAAAGGAATGTCTGACGGGCAAATTACATCCGAAGTTGAAAAAGCTAAAAGACGGCGGGTGTTCCACAGTGGAGTTCTTTACTATATAAAGGATACCAAAGATGGATATGTTGGCGAAAAGAACAACTTTGATGAGAAGTACCCGTGCAAAATCCAGAAGGTGTTCTCAAATGACGATACCGATGCCATTCGGGAAATCCAGCGCGATAGTATAGGAAACATTGTTCAAATAGCAAACAGCCGTTATCGCATTTTCGACATCAAAGCAGATAAATGGGTTCCTATGGCCATGGAGGATATTCCAAAGGTAAAAGCCTTTGCATATTCTTACGAGAACATGCCGCGTTCCATTCGACTGCTTCTGCCGTACAGCAACAAGGATGTCATTCAGACATATGCATTTAATCTTGCTAACGCTATCGAGCATCCGTTAATCATTAAGTCGGTTGATGTTCGGGACGAAGATAAGATATATGTAAATGGCCAGTATGTCTTTGGCGCCAATAGCCTCAGAGTGTGGTGCAACGGGATAAGACAGTATCCGAACACTGCGCCGACAGGTGACCCACCAAACGGCATTATTGAATCGCTTGATGGCAAATCATTTAAGCTCCCGGAAAAGTTCACCGGAATGGTAACGTATGTTATCGAGCTTCCGGAGAAAAATCAGGCTCAGTCCTGCAGTATGGAAATTCTTGACCGGAACAACGTACTTCCTGACCACATCAATATGTATAAAACCAAAATGCCGTTATTCCCTGGCAGGGTAACGATTTACGTTAATGGCATAAGACTGGGGTCAGACCAGTACAGCATCATGGATAACCATACGCTCTTAATTGATAACGAAGAGCCTCTGCTTGGAAGTACAAAGAATTTCCCATCTGAAACATTCGTTGCAAATAATAAGCGACATACCATTCATTGGCCTACGGACGATAAACTTCTTGTAGAAGTTCGACAGGATGACCGTGTGGAAACCACTTTTGAATGTAAAGGGCACCCAGTCTTTGAGCTGCCAATTCTGAAGTATGGCATTGACCCGACTATCCTGGAGGCAGCTGACGAAATCATGATTTTCGTTAACGGCCTGTACTTTGGTCCGACAAAGAATGAAGGGTATTCGATTAATATATCCCGAGGGGCAGTTTCTGTAACCCAGGAAGAAATTCTCGAAATCATGAACCATGACGAAGAGGACATCTTCCTAAAAGGAAATGAAGAGTATTACGAGCACAGTTACAAGGCCGTTACAAACGGACAGCCTTATGAACAGAAAAACGCCTTATTAACACTGGAATGGAGATAACAGACGTATGACAATGGTAAAACCGGGGCACACAAGCCTCAACATGCAAGATATATCAGAAGACCTGCGTGTCGTGCATCGCCATGTAACAAAGGTAGCACCAACCACAATTGACCCCGAAACGGGAAAAGTCATTGACATGCGTGAAGAAGGAAGCATCGATAAACCGGTGCTTCCGGAATTCCGCAAAAAGATTGTCAAGGCAGATGATGTAGACCAGGTTGCAGGTGTGGATGCAGACCGCATTGCCGTAGCGGTAAGCGAGGACGACCGTACGACAATTAATAATGCATTAAATCTTGGTGGCCGGCCGGCAGATGATTTCACTGCTGCTGAAGAAGGACAGAAGATAAAGCGCATGACAACGGAGGTCACGAAGCATTACGGTGACGATATTGCTTCCATCCGTGATGAACTCTATCAGCTGAAACATGCTCTGGAAAAGAACGGCCTTGTTCATCTGACAAATGAACATTTTGGCTATAACGATACGTTCCGCAACGGCTATCTGCCGTATGAATATGAAGAACTTGGCCGCCCAACGATTGACTGCCCGGCAGCAAACAAGATTCGTCTGGATGAAGAAGCGGTTGCAAAGATTGACGAGGGCGACTATATTGCCATCTACTTCCGTGACGAAGAAAAGGTGGATGTCATTCAGGTTGCAGAAATTGGCCCGGACGGCCAGACGCTTACGCTGGATGAAGGTATGACGCACGGCAACCTTACAAAGGAAAACATTATTGTATACAAGAGCTTTGGTGTTTCCCGTGACGGCAACTTCTACTTCGCCCGCGATGTAGAATTCAAGGTTGGCGATGAAAATATCTGGACTGGTCTCGACGATGACACGACTACGACACTTTACCGTCCTGTAACGGAAGAGCAGAGTTCCTATGGTTATGGCTTCCGTATCCCGGAAACAAAGCAGGGCTTCCTCACCAAGTTCCAGATTTACACCCATGCAATCGGCAATCCGACACTGACCTGTTATATCTTTGACGAACAGGATATTGGTAACTTCAAGAACCCTGTTCAGGCAGAGAACCTTTACAAGAGCGGGGATGTAAATGCAGACGGCGAACCCAAGATGCACTTCTTTGCAAAGTCTAAGCCGGTCAGCCTTGACCCGACACTTGGAGAGCATATTGTAACATTTGACTTCTGGAATGCAGATTCGGAGTCTTACCCTCTGATTCAGAGAAAAGACACGCCGACCAATCGCGTACGTTATGTTGCGGTTATCTGCGGAACGTTTGTCGATAGTAACAACTATGCTAATATCCGCTTTATTATGAATAGCAGCGAAGAGGGCGGCGACCTGGAAACAAACAACAAGGTTTACCGTTATTCCGAGCAGCTTGATACAGCTGTTGCGTCGGCGCTGTCCCATGACCCGAAAGACAACAACAAGGATATGTACTATGCGGTTATTATGCGCGAAGCAATCCGCCATGAAATGGATGCGCAGACTCGTGGGTTGTACTCGGCAATTATTACAAGCCCGAAAGGCATGCCAGTATCCAGAGCAAGACTTACTATGCGTGTTAAGCGCGAAGGTGGCCTTTGGGATGCAAACATCACAGAACCTGGCGTATATGGTATCAGCGAGCGCGTAGCTTTCCCCGTTGAAGTGTTCAATAACTTCCCGACCAAGAAAGCATCGTTTAGAACGACAGATACGCTTGGTTTGCAGGATGATATTCGCCTGCCGATGGAACTTCGCACGGATGATAAAATCTTTACGAGAAAGCCGGACACGATTATCGGCAGCAATATCGTAAAGGGTTCCCCGAACAACACCTCCATCATTCCTGCAGAGCCTATCATGGTTAAGCCGAACGACATGGTATACCGTAATGCATATCAGGTTTCCGTAAAAGGCAAACTCTATGAGTATGATGAAGAGAAGAAGAAATTCATCGTAACGTCACAGAATAAAGTATTCTTGAAGCCGATTGCGGTAATCCCGGACGGCTGCAAGGATAAAAAGGATGTATACTCTGACCGGATTATCTGGGAGGGCGATTTCCGCACAGAAGCAGGAAACCCGCTTTACTTCAACGAGTTGGAACTCCAGGTATTCTGGCACAAACCAGCATTCTCGGAACTGAATATGGTTGCAAACGAGCAGATGGGTATTATCCATGACCTCGTATTCTCAACCGACCGTACCGTGTAAACAGGAAGCCGCCCGAACAAATCCGGGCGGCTTTTTATTAAATCAACCCAATAACGCAGAACAAATGGTAATACCAACGATAGCAGTTAATTTTAGGGAGGGCCGTATGGCGACGATAACAAACTCTGACGAACTTGTCAGCAATATAAAACACCTGACGACACCTATTAATCTCCCATCCAATACATTTAGTGAGAAAATGGACGCAGGTGAAGTTAATGGGTTATTCGAGGGAATCGAAATATGCCTGAATAATCTGTATGAAAAATTACGCATGCTGGAAGACCTTCACGATTTTAGCGAAGAATATATAAAGAATGAATTCAATAAAGTAAAACCTGCGCTGGATGACGCAATCGTTAAGCTCGGTGATGCAGCCGAGGACTATGCAAACACGACAACAAAGGCAAACCTTTTAACCTTCCGTGGAGGCACAATCGTTACAGACCGTGACGGAACCGCAATTAACTCCGCTCAGGTAATCGATGGAAAGATTATTATGGCCGGCGCAGCAAAAATATCGGAAGCGACGCCGACAAGAGCGGTTGTTGGTTCTACGGACATTGTGTATAGGCGCAGTGAAATGCCTGCAGATAACTACAAGTCGTTTTATGTAATGGAGTCTTACCCTGTAAGGCCGGTAGAAGAATACATTGACTTTTTCTTTGCGCGGCCCACGATAATCAACTTCATTAAGGCATCGGCATTCAATGCGGAGCTCAGCAATATCACAATATATAAATCGAATAATGAGATACTGGAAGTAAGCGGTGAAAACATGGTATTCCCGGAATGCACGGCAATTGGTATCCACGTCGAGCTAAAAGGCGGAAAAATAGAGCCTGTCCGTATGGAAGTAACCGGGGATAAGGATACATTTAGCAGCCTTGAGAATGTGTACGAAGAAGATGCGCTCAACAGTATATTTGAAAAACATATAAAAGATAATGGCGGTGTATGATGTATATTAATCTACTGACTGCCCAGCATATCCCCGATGAGGCCGTTATAAAAGAAACGGATACAGGGCTTCTGTATTTTGAGGGAAACAGCTGGAAGTACCTGACCAAAAAAGAATATAAGGTTTTGGAGGACGGGGCGTACGGTACGAAAAAAATCGGGAAGAAAACGTACGCCGACCTTCCTGAAAACGAAATCGTGCCGGCCGAAAAAGCCTCCACAAAGTCCTTTCGTTATTACACGAACTTCTTCGGATTAAACGAACTGATTGTTGGTGACCGAAAGTTTTACAATACAAACGGCCTGGTTACAGAAGACATTGCAGTTGAAAAAGGAAAACCTGTGCGCCTGAAAGCAGATATGAGGCCGCAGGATTTTACCAGTGTAGAATTTTCCATTATCGACGGAACAGAAGAAGTTCCCATCCTTTTAAGTGGAGAGGATAAAGTAGTTGACGAAAAGGTGTTTTTTAATTGCGGTACACGTATGAATGGAGAAGATAAGATATACCGCAAAGATTTTCGGCCACTTACCAGGGAACCGGACAATGGCGACTTTTTCAGCGACAGTATCCTTACAGTCTCCTATACGCCGGATAGCAGATACCATACTTATGTGCCAAAACATGACACGGTAAAGGTAAAAGTCGTTATCCGTGTTTATACGGAAGGCGCTATCACACCGGAAATTTCTAACCTAACACTTACGCAGGGGGGTTGAAGATGCCAACAACAGAATTATTGGACGGTTCGCTGGAACTTCAAAAAGACCTGTACAGCATTGTGGTTCCGGAAGAAAGCGTTATCAAAACCAGTGATTTCCGCAAAGAGTATGCGAAAATGATTGCGTCAGCTCCGTTCTTAGATGAGAAGCGGGCGGATGAGATTGCAGGCAGCAAGGAAGATGAGCCGATTTTTGCCATTAAAAAACTGCATGCGGAAGATCAACCAAAGCGCATGGACTTGGTACAGATGACTACGGATGTATCAATGGATTTAGCGACCGCTGATTATAAAATAATCGATACGGCAAACAAATACACCATGCTGATAGCGGGGACAATCAATCGCATGAACGCAGTAAGAGAAAGGCTCATGCGTGATAAGGAACGACTGGAAGATATTAATTTTATAACATCTGCCTATAAAGGGCTTAGCAATGCGGCCATGATTACAGAAGATATGTGTTCCGGCTCCTATCTTTACCATGATGGTGTGTATGGTGCATTCTGTCCGTACGGCCCAGTGGAAACAAAACAAGAGATACAGATTCTGTCGGTAGAGGGAAATGGTTATGTAGGCAATGGCCATGTTTTGAGTGCCGGCGATGCATACCTGGAAGAAACGGATAATCGTGGGAAAATCGAGTACATCGCAGACAGCAGCCCGATGACCGTATTTGAATACTCCAGAATCTGCAGCAATGACAAATCGCAGTACCAGTCCAACGATGACAGCGTATATGATGTAAACCAGGATGACAAGGATGTAACCTGCATTATCACGGCTATGAGCAAAGGAGAGGGCGGTATCAATATGCTCGATATTGATTCTCCAAACGATGATATAAAAATCAAAGACATCCTTATCTCTGGCAACAATATTAGTTACAGAAGCGTACTGCAGTCGGAAATCGACTTCCGCACGGATATGTACCACTCTGTAAATCAAATTGCAGGAAGCAAGAAGGTATGCTTCCCCACCACGCGGTATGTAAAAATCGTGCTGACATCCAGTCATTGTGAACCAGGCGAACAGCTCGGATACAGCGAAGTAGATGTTAGTGGCCAAAAGCCCGTCACGGTAATCCGCAGATTAAAAGGGGCTATCAGAAAAGTAATTCAGATAGGCAGCCTGAATGCGTATCGCTGTGAATACGAAAACGGGACAATCCTTACAAGTGACCTTGCTCCGGAGGGCGGCTGCAGGACAGTAGCCCTGTTTGCCAATGAGTACATCCCGTTTGGCATGGAAGACCCTGAAACAGCCATCACCTATGAGCTTCACATAAACGGTGAAAAACACAACGTTGTTCCCATTAACGGCAACCGGCCGGGATATAAAATGATTTCCTGTACGGAAAGTCAGTTCGAGGACAGCAACGTAAAGTTCGTTGGTGAAAAAATCAACACGGTGCAGGTTCGCATTAATATCCGAAGCGACGGCGACCTTACACCGCTAGTCGGAAATCTTAAACTTTGTATAGGGTAGGACAATGTATATAGAACGATTAAAGAAACTAAAAGAGCTTAAAGAGCTTACGGAACGTGCCCTGCTGCAGCAAGGTGAGTTTCCAGACAAAGCATATGTAAAGCAACTGCTTTCCAGCATGGATACGCGCTATGCAATCTTTGATTACGACAAGGTTGCGCCGGACACAAAATTCGACTTGGAGAAAATGGTCAATGACCTGCGCTGTATCGAAAAAGACCTGAAAATAATCTATGAAATCATAGACGAACTAACCAGAGAGCGTTATATCCGTCTGGAAGCGTTTGTTAATGGCTATCTATCATCACTGGAAGAAGTAGCGGACCGGGCCGACAAAAAGGCGATGGAGGAAATCGAAGCTACATCACTTGGCGCTTCCATGGTATATTTTACCAATAATATCATGTCAGCATATATGGAAGATACCACGGCATATATTGACGTGGGAACTATTCACTGCAGTCCGCAAAGCAAACTTTGTGGTTCCATTATCGGTTCTGGATTCAATGTGGAAGATGTCGTATTCCAGGTTGTGGATAAAAAGTTTTCCCCATACTCGGTAAACCGGAGCACTATGAAAGTTGGCGGAGAATTACAGAAGAACACATACACTTATGCAATTAATGACAACTATCCTGTTGGAAAAGCGTTTAAGCTCCCAAACTCTGCGATTGTTGCAAGTGAGAAAAACCTGTATGAGGTGTATGGCGGCCGCGGATATGTAAAGGGCGTTTCCAGTAAATATACAGGCCTTGTGTCGGCAAACGAATTGCAAAACAGCGTAGTAAACGAAACAACAACGTATTCCTTCTACCTGAGCGATGCAACCAGAATTACGTTCGATTTTTCCATTGAGCCGACTTACAAAAACTTTGAAAACTACGACATGCAAAACCTGAAGCGCGGAAAGGTATATCACTTTGAGTTTACCATGCCAGCAGGAACCGCATTTTCGTGGGCGCATGACGGAACGGTATTTGCCACAAAAGAAAAAACGGCGGTCAGTGGAACAGAGCTATGCATCGTAGAGCATACACTGGCCAACGACTTTATTATCTATGAATATGCTCCCGGCGACAAAGTTGTGTATGACAATGTAAAGGTAATTATCCATAATGTGAAGCAGGAAGTATTCCACATTGACTCCATTGCGATAAAGGAAATTTGTGAAACGGGGGTAGCTGTGTCGGTATGATTTTGTATAATTTACGTTACCGTGGCCCATATGAATATGAAAAGTTTATCCTCAACGTACTGCAGTATCATAATGAGATATTGCGTATGAAAAAAGAGCTCGGTGAACAAAATGATAAAAACATAGCGGAGCTCACTGCAAAGCTTGATAAAATCTGCAATAAATTTGATGAGCTGAGTGAGGAGCTGCTGGTGCTGCGAGAAAAGGCCACGGCGGTATAATGGATTAGCGAGGAAATAAAATTGATTGATAAACCAACAACAAGCGAAGTCATGGATATTTTTAACGAAGCGTACGACGACGCCAAAAAGATTGGCCAGGACATCCGTGACACCAAAAAAGTATTGAGTGAGAAGCTGGAACTGCTTAGCGCACAGGTGGAGTATATGGCAGGCCAGGTGTCGCTGGCAGGCGAGCAAAAGGGTATCGTGGAGGAAAAAATCTTCTTGGCAGATGCCGATAAGGTAGGCCGTTATGACCAATTCGGTATGACCATCCATCCAAAATTCGTAAAAGACCCGAGAGACCTTTTCAATTTCAAATCGACAAAGGGCTATCTCTTTAAGGGAAATGTCGTCACAAAAATCAATGGGGAGGAAGACCTTGAGTATACGGAATGCTTAAAACAGGACACCGTCCCCAGTAAAAAGTATAAAATCAAAGAGTATGATGACAGCAACCTTGTTTTAACGATTCTCCCAAATCTCAAGGCTCCGCTCGGAAGTCTGCAGTTTAATATGCTGGAAATCATGCCGTATCTTCCCGGCTCGTTCAACATTGAGTCAATCAAGGTTTATTCCCGTGATAATCTTGAGGTGGAAACGCAGGCACTTGAGCACGGTATCATCCGTGTCGGCCCGCAGCGCATTATCTTTTCGGGCAAGACAGAGCTGGGAAAAATCGAGATAAGGGTACGCCTGCTTTATAAAAATGCAGCAGGGAAATACCCGTTCGGATTAAAGCATCTGTATGTGCAGGAAGCAGACTTTGAGGATAACTGCTACGTGTTTGTCCGAGCAGATAAACCCAAAGCGGTTTCCTATATCTACGACAATGTCGTAATCAAAAACCAGTATGGCGTGGATACAAACGCATCCAGTAAAGAGTACGGCATCCACTACTACGCATTTTTTGACGGGGAAACGCCTGACCGCGAAATGGAAGTATCCAAGCCGGCCAGCTTGAATTACATTGCGACCAACACAAAAACCGTATTTATCAGAATTCCTGTGGAAACATCCCTGATGGCCATAACGCCAAATATCTCCACGGAAACCATAAACTAAGAACAGCGTCCGTTTTTCGGACGTTTTTCTTTCCTTCTTATCCGAAATCAGAAAATTCTCAAAAAATTTCCCCAAAGGTATTGCATCTTCTTAATGAATATGTTAATATGTAATTAAGAAAAGGTAAGTAAGAATAGGAGAAAAAGGCTATGGAAATTACAGATGCAGAGTTTTTCTTTAAAAACTACGTGGGGTATCACCCAGAAGAAGAATGGATGTACGAAAGCACAAAAGGCATGATTGAGCATTATGTGGAGTCCGGACTGAAAGACAGGCTGCTTGATATCTATGAAGCCTGTGCGGAAGACGGGGTGCTCACTGCTGACAATATCCCGCACCATTTATGGCAGGATGGGAATATACTGATTCCTGGACAGTTTTATCTACACCCGGAACTTACGCTTATGCAGCGGGCGCCAGAAATAAATATTTTTACAGGCGAGGCTGTAGTAAAGGAACATTACAGGGAAATAAAGGAACTGTACACCCTAAACGACGTCCTGATTTACGCCAGCAAGCTGCTCCGCCGGGATACGCTTCTGAAAGACGAGAACCAGGATATAGGTGCTGTAAAACACCTTCTGAAACGATACGCACGGCAGGAAGCCGAGCTTGGTATCATGGCCCTCGATATGGTGATGTTTCTGATTCGCCACCACAAAGGCGAAAGGATAGAGCTTATCAATATTTCGCAGGGAGAAGATGAAGTAGCACTGCAGGTCAGGGCATATGCAGAAAAATTAAAGTCGATGAACAGACACAGAATAATATGGAGAGGAAATATTAAATGCTGTCAGAAGGATACATCGAAGTAGGCGGGAAGTGCGGCAACTACTTCACGAGAAATATGGTCTACCCGCTTAGCGGGCGGCAACAGGCCTTTACGGACTTAAAAAAGAAAACGGGCGGCAGGGATATGTATTACTGCACCTATGTATTTGACAATAAAGAGCGAAAAGAAGGTACACGGTACTTTTCTCCCCTCTATTTCGATATTGATGGGGACATCCAGACGGATGATGGTTTTGAGCGTGTAAGACTGGCAACGCTGTCACTGGCAACGATTCTGAATCTGGAATTGCGCTTAAAGGTAAATGAAATGAAGTTCTACTTTTCAGGAGGAAAAGGATTTCATGTTTTTATCGACCCGCGGGTGCTCGGTGTAAAGCCGACATCAAAACTCCCCATGCTCTATAAGTCCTTTATCAGCTATATCAGCACAAAGATTGAAAACAGTGCCCTGCTTGATACAAGGATTTATGACAATCGCCGCCTGATTCGCTTTCCCAATACGGTAAACGATAAGACGGGATTGTATAAGATTCCAGTAACATATAATCAGCTTAGAACCTTAACGAGGGCGCAGATTCTGGAACTTGCCAAAACGCCGCAACAGGAATATGTAACGTCAGCAGCACTTAATCCCGAAGCAAGCAGCCGTTTTGTTGACAAGCTCCGTGAAATCATACAGAGTGTGCCGCAGAAAACAACAGGGAATATCCATATCCCAAGCAGCGTACAGAAGCTTCCGTTATGTGTAAAGTATCTGCTTACAACAGCGGTAAATAAAGGCGGGCGCAATAATACACTGGCGCTTATAGCTTCCCTTTTGGTCCAGAATGGTTACGTGGGAGATGTGGCCATAGGAATCTTACAGAAGTGGAATCTGAACAATGAAGAACCTCTGACAGACCATGAGCTTATCACGACATACAACAGCGCCGAGAGAATGGCAAAAGCTGGCCGTGGATACGGATGTTCTTCAATTAGACAACAAGGGGTTTTTGCACCTCGGGAGGTTTGCCCGAAATGCAAAATTTTCATTAGTAAACAAAAGCAAGGGGCTTGATAGGGATGGCAGAAGAAAACGTAACAGAAGTAAAAGAGCAGGAGGCTGACCTGGGTTTCTTGGATAACGCTTTCGTGGAAGAACTCAATGTCCATGATGCGCAGGAAATCGGAACCGTTGATAAATACGCAGTGCAGCCAATCGATGTATTTGAGGCATCCAGACAGTACATCGAAGATTTTGATAATACATGTCAGAATGAGGGAACAGGCTATGAGGCGCCAAACTTCCCGATTTGGTCGCAAAAAATGGAAGGGCTTATGAACGGCTTTTACATCTTTGCGGGATACTCAAACAGTGGTAAGTCTGCAACTTGTATGAATATAGCAATGGACTACGCCTTAAACGAAGACAATCACCTGTATCTTATCTATTATTCCTTGGACGACACGAAAGAAGACATCTACTCCCGCATTATTGCTATGCGGTCGCGCATTCCTATTTCTATTGTCCGGAAGCCGAAGCGTTACGAAAAGATGATTGAAGAAGGCGTGGAAGATTCCGCTCACTACAGAGAAATGCTGGAACTGCGCAAGGAAGCTGTGAAAAACATCATGGACTATTCCCATAAGTTCATGGTTAAGGATAGCGAAGATATTGACTGCATTGAAAAACTGCTCAACCATGCAAAGATGGTAAAGAGCTATCTGCAGACCCGCGATCCGCAGGCAAACGTAATCATTGTAATTGACTCCCTTATGGATATCAATATCGATTCCAAGAACTACAGGGAAGAAAAAGACCGCAATACGGCAATTTCTCAGCTTGTCAAACACTATGCAACGACGGAGATTAAGTGCCCTATCTTTGGTACGGCTCACGTTCGCAAAAACTCCGGCCGTCGTATTACCATCAGCGACCTGAAAGAATCCGGCCGCTACGAATACGATGCCCGCGCAGTATTCCTTATCACAAATGATGTATCCCGTAACGGCCAGAATGCAGAGATTTACTACACGCAGAAGAACGATACGCAGAAACATCCAGTGCTTGAAATTTATTGGGCCAAGAACAAAACCTCCTCATTTAAGGAGCGCACCTACTGTTACTTCTGCCCGGAAAACTCCCTGGCTATTGAAGTCAAGAAAGAACAGCAGGAAGAATTCGACAGCATTATATATGCAGAGTAATTAAGACTTGCCTCACGGCAAGTCTTTTCTCTTTCTTACTCGTTTTATCAATCTTAATAACAAGTTTTTATTGACAAAATGGTAAGTAAGGATATATAATAAACACATAAAGCAACACAAAAGAATACAGCAAGCGCCAGATATAAGGGCGCGGAAAGGAAAAACAGTTGATTACTATTTCTTTAAAAGACACAGAAATCCCAGGACCTCTCAAGGAAATGTGCGTAAGCTACAATCCCGCTACGGAAGGAAGCGTGCTCGACGAGGACCTGACGGTAGAAGAAAAGGCCACCATCCTTAATGGTAAGTTTAAAGATTTGCTCGACAGCTGGGGAAGACTGGTAGTCGGTGACACAGATTTTCAGCGAGCGTATTTGGAGGGATAATCATTATGGACACAATCGAATGCAAAGGGCTGACCATCACGATTATGTGTGATACTCCCATGATTGACAGCAAGGAACTGGCAAGAGAATTTGGGAAGAAACATCAGAACTTCCGAAACGCAACGGAAATTTATTTGAATTCTCTCCCGACAGCGAAATCGCATATTTTGCTGGCTAAGGATGGAAAGAGCTATCTGTTTGACCTGCAAGGCTTTACGTCGATTGCCCCATACCTCGTGGGGAACAAAAACACGAAAGCCATGGAAATTGCAGAGGCATTTGAAGAAGCTTATCATAAAGTCTCTCGAAAGCGGGAGGAAAAAGCTACTACAAAGTTAAAACAGACGGCCATGCAGCTTCGCGACGAACGCGACGATGCCATGGAAAAAGTAAAGGCACTCGATGCGTTATGCAACACGAAAGACTACTACTCTTTCTCGGACGCAGCCAAGTTGATTGGCATTCCGCGCAAGAAATTAATCCGGGCGCTTGAGGAACACGAATATGTTGTTCGTAAGGCAAGAGCGGGCCGTTACAATCAGACGACACTGATTCCGAAGGCAAAATACATGGCAGACGGTTATGGCGAAGGATTGTTCGTATTAAAGCAGCTAAAGTTCGGCCCCGCCTGGAAAAACGAAAAAGGCGAAACTTGTCAGAGCACGACAATGTGGCCATACCTTACGGAAAAAGGCATTGTAAAAATGCAAAGTCTCTTGAGGAGATGGGGTGAAATCGCTGCGTGAGATAAAGACTTGGAATTCTGCACTCGGCGCAGAAAAGCACTGTCCCAATTTTGACCCATGTCCACTTTGTTTTGGATGCAGGAATTATACAGAAAAAGCGGTGCGGTGCGATAAGTGTGCAGAAGACAATTATAAAAAGAACATATGTAACACGGAGCGTCATACGGAAAAGGCGCTTGGTATGATGATAAGACAAACAGAATTAAAATTGTATGAGGCATGAGTAAGAAAATGGAAGATTATCGCATCAATAAAATTTACGCAAGCCCCGAAGATATGTATTCGTGGCAGGACAGAATTAAGGGATATATTGCAGGAACTGAAAATTGTGACGGTATCACAATTCTCGCTCCAGAGGGATATGGCAAAACGTACTTTTGCCGCGACGTTGTAAACGAGGGACTGGAAATGCTTAGTCCTGGCGCAAACGTGCTGTATTATTCCCCTGACAATAAAACCTGTGACCGTGTAGCGGTAACCAGCGCTTTTATTCAGAAAGGGCATATGACAAAAGACTATACGGTTACCAATGAAGAACAGCAGACCATTGTGGTTCCGGCCAGCATGGCACAGCTGAAAAAGATTCTGTCCTCTGCTATGAAGTTTGACCTTATCGTCATTGACGATGCAGACATGATAAGCAACCCTGTTCTTCATTCTGTAGTCTTGAAAAACATGATTGATGACGGAAAGCTCATTATTGTCGGCACATCATATGAACGTCAGGAAGTCCAGCTCACGAAAAGCATTTGGAAATGGCTCCTCAATCATCCGTGTTACACTGCATTTGAGGTTATCCGCCCGAGCAGCATAGCAGACAGCGAAGAGTATGATAGCGGGAATTTGGCACTGAGCCATCTGATTAGCATTCTCCATCCGCAGAATTATCGTTACACAGCATAAGAAAGCAGGTAAACAAAAACATGGTAAAAATTATTCCGATTGGCGAAAAACTGTTAGTTAAGCCGGAAACCGTTGAGACAAAAATGACCGAGGGCGGTATTGTTCTTCCGGAAACACTCACGGAAAAGCCGCAGATTGGCGAGGTTGTTGCAACCGGCGAAGGCCGTATCCTGGAAAACGGCAAAATGATGCCGCTGACGGTAAAGGTAGGCGACCGCATTATCTTCCGCAAATTTGCAGGAACGGAAATCAAAATCGACAAAAAGGATGAACCGCTTCTTCTTATCACGGAACGTGATATTCTGGGCATCATCGTAAAGCAGTAAGAAACTAGCCGTCGCAAAATAGCGGCGGCCGGACTTCTAAAACGGAGGAAATAAACTTGCAATCTAATAATCAAAACGTCAACTATCTCGAGGAATGGGCTAACAGGCCGGATGTCCTTACCGAATATCTTGACGATAAGCTGACGGAAAAGCTGGAAGATGCCATAAAAAGACTTTACTATCCTGAGCTGCAGCAGTTTGTTGTGCTGGTTCTTACAAGGGAAAATGAGTTTATATCGGACATCGAAGATGCTCTTGGCGCTTTTCAGCTTGGCCTCAAATACTTCACGGAGCGTGGCTATTATCACATAATGGCACCGAGCAAGCAGACTTGCACATTCCTGGCATCGCTTCTTCTTCATAATGTTTATTTTAACCACCATGAACATGACGCATTTGACTGGCTCAGGGTGTTCTCCTTGCGGGATAAAACCGAAGGGCTCGCCTACGCACTGTATGAAAATATGGACTACAATGACCGTGGCATGTTTGAGTTTGTATATCAGAATGTTGAAGCGCAGCTCGGCGAAGCAATGCCGACTCCGGGCAACCGTCCTGTTCGTGGCCAGAATACGGAACACTTTTGGAATGTACTCTGGTTCTATTATAACGGCAGAGTAGATATCTATGATAATCGAGATAACTGAAGAACAACTCTTTGATTATATGAATTGTCCTGTGCGGTACGCAATTAAATATGGTAAGAACCATATCAAAGTACCGCCGCAGGTTACATATCCAAAATTACTGAATCAGGTTGTTTATGGATTTTGCCAATCTCTTAAAGATGGCATCATTATGCCGCCCGATAAATTAAAGAGGCGGTGGGATGGAATCTGCAAGCAATACCCTGATAAAGTAACACCAGACAAAATCCGTGAAGGTTTTGGGGCTCTGTATAGATTCTATGAATATGCAGAGAGTAATCAAATCCTGGTTGCCGACATTGGTTCATCCTATATCCTTCGCGTTAAAGATGGAGAAGATACATACATCTATAATGGTACGCTTGGTATAATCCTTGCTAACCAAAATGGCGAGCCGGAGAACTTTAAGACAGACTTTTCCTCGAAGTTCCCTGACCAAAGCCGATTGGACATGAACCTTAAAATCACGTTGGACCATGTAGGGTTTTACAATCTTTACAATACGCCGCTGACTGGCACGCGGGTCCATCATGTTAAGAAAAGCAGGGATTATTATACGACGCGCGATATACCAAGTGCAACGAAAAAGGTTGGCACGATTATCGCCAATGTATGCAAGTCCATAAAACAGAATATCTGGTATCCGCATGAAAATCCACTGTGTTCTTCTTGCGAGGTGCGGGATTTCTGCATGATGTATGGCTCCTAATAAAGCCAAAGTAGTTTAAGTGAGGTACAAGATGTTAGAGTTAACAGAACGTGTAGGGGCAAAGCCCAAACTGGTAAAAAGGGTGCCGGGTGTATCGGTGAGTATTGGTGACACCATTCCTTTCGATGAAGCTGACATGCCGGAAGAAGTTGCCAAAAAGGTAAAAGAAAACACGGAAACGAAAAAGGGGTAATTTCCTATGCCGTTTCTCCGTAGAAGAGCAGCAAAAAAGACAACAACCATAAAAAAGACAACAAAGACTTATGAGGTTGACGGAAAGACTTACAGCAGTAAGGCACTAAAAGATTATCACGTAGAGCTAAGTGGATATGTAGAGTCTGGGCTGATAAAATCTTTCGAATTGCCGGAGGGGAAACTTGCAAAGTCAAAATTTCACTCCATAAAGGCAACTATTGACGGTATCGAATTTGACTCACTTAATGAGTCACGTTACTACATCCATGTTTTGGAGGAAGTAAAGGCCGGAAATATTAAGTCTTTTGAGCTGCAAAAAGCGTATGAAATCGTGCCATCACATATTCGGCGCGGAAAAAAGATACGTAAAATGGAATACCTGGCGGATTTTGTATGTCAGATGTCGGATGGTACGGAAAAAGTCATCGATGTAAAAGGCATTGAAACAGATGTCTTTAAGATGAAAAAGAAATTAGTAGAATACCTTTATCCGAATGTTGAAGTGCAATGCGTCCGGTATGTTGCAAAAGAACGAGCGTGGCTGACGACTAAGGAATGCAAAGCCCGCGAAAAAGCCAAAAAGGCTTCGAAGGAGAAGAAGCTGGCAGGCTGACAACTAAAAACTGTTGGAATCTCTAGTGATTGGTAATCTTAAGCAGAAAGAAGATAACCATCATAAAAAAGAGAAAAAAACTTTTAGAAGACGTTGTTGTGCGCGACGTCGATAAAACCCAGGTTTTCGAAAATGGTTTTGTAACCATCCGAACTGTCTTTAAGGAAGAAGCAGATTATCTCTGGGATTTATACCAGCACGAAGATGAATGGCGCGAAATCGATGAGCTTGTGCGTCAGTATCAGGGGCAATTTAAAGAAGGGGCCACAGAAGAAGCCCGTCAGATTGCAAACGCAGCTGGCACAGAGCTCTTAAACAGATTCCAGCCGTTATTCAAAAAGTATGTAATCCTTTTAAAAAATGGCCAGATTAACTTCCATAATAGTGAGCAACGTCAGTTTGTACGCCTGTTTATTCAGGAGCTTCACCTGCAGAAGGCACTTAGCCGTAAAAATCCTGGCCGGGATTACTGTGAACAGATTACAGCCCGTTTTAACTTTTTGATTGAGGGCTATGGACACCAAGATGAAGAAGAGATTTATGACGATATGCGGGTGATCTTCTTCATGCTTGTTAAACGATATAAGGACGTGGGCCGCAGTTTCTGCTGTTACGTCTACAACGTGTTTAAGTACGAGGTTTGCCGTCATATTCAAAAATATCAGCGCAACCCGGCAAACTTTCATTATAAAATTGCAGAACTCGAGGATAACTGCAAAACGGTTATGGATGACTACAGCTCTATCGAAGATGTCGTCTATGAAGATGACCAGGGGCTTCCCGATATGACATGGATTCGAGGCGATACATGTTCGGAAATCTTCCAGCAGTTTACCGATGAAGAACGGCTGATATTCTCGAAATATTACCTGCAGGATTGGAACGATAGTCAGATTGCCCAGCTTCTCGGTATGCATATCAACACTGCAAACCAGAGAAGAAAGAGCATTACCAGACGCTTATGCAAAACGCTTGGTTTTGACCCGAAGGACATTGTGAGACATCGTAAATCCGGAAAGAAAGCCATCCTCAACACAGAGGTAGCTTAAGTAAGGTTGGGGGCAATAAGCCCCCAAAAAATTGGAGGAAATAAATTTTGACCCCGAAGAAGAATTTAAAAAGTTTTTCGCCCGTGGTGAAATGGTCATCAGTAATAGTAAACCTTTTTGCGTGCCTCGCATGGTTATCATCGATAGGCGAAGGAAAATATGCAGCGTGGTTTTGCGTTACCAATCTCATTAACACGATTGCGGCCTTTTTGTGGGCGAAGAATTTTTTGTATGACTATGCATTTTGGGCAATTTTAAGTATTATGAGCTTCTTGCAAGCAGCAGCCTATTTTAAAGACGGTGGCATGACTATGCTTGGCTTAACCTGTTGCTTTGCATTGTCCTTTGCGCTCATAGCGTATATTGCCCGTAAAATACTTGTGGAGGGATTACTTGATGACGAAGAGTAAAATTATTGCAATTATCGTAGCCGTATTGCTGGCACTGTTCCTGGTGGGGAATTTTAACTCCCTTACCAATAAGGATGTGGAAGTCCAGACGGCAGCCGCCCAGATTGATGTTCAGCTGCAGCGCCGTGCAGAGCTTATTCCGAACCTTGTAAACACGGTTAAAGGCTACGCTTCCCATGAAAAGGAAACGCTTACCGCAATTACCGAGGCTCGTGCAAAACTGCAGGACCCCAACGCAACACTTAAAGATAAAGCTCATGCAGACGGTGAGCTCACCAGTGCTCTTAACCGGCTGATGATGGTACAGGAAAATTATCCGAACCTCAAGGCAGATGCACACTTCACCGAACTTATGCGTGAACTTGCTGGCACTGAAAACCGTGTCACGGTGGCCCGCACCCGTTATAATAAGGCGGTAGCCGATTACAACACTTCTGTTCGCACCTTCCCGGGCAATATCTGTGCAGGTGTTTTTGGTTTTGAACAGGCTGAGCCGATTGAGGCGACGGAAACCGAAAAGAAAAACCCCGAAGTAAAATTCTAAACCCGTAAAGGTGGCGAAATAATATGCAGAAAAAGATTATGGGCGCCATCCTTGTAGCCATTGCGTTAATCGTAATGGCTATGGGTGGCTCTTTTTGTCAGGCAGGCTCTATCCATGATGAAGCACCCGCCCGCCTCGTCGATACGACAAAGACGTTGACGGTAGAAGAAAAAGCCAAGATTAACGACCAGCTCGAAGCACTCCATAATGCAGGAAAGGCCGAAATGGTTGTTGTTATGGTTCCTGACCTTGAAGGAAAAACCGTGGAGGAATTCTCCATGGATATTGCAGAACGCTGGAAAGTTGGCAAGAAGGGCGAAGATAATGGACTTCTCCTTGTTATCGCCAAAGACGAACATAAGATGCGTCTTGAGGTTGGCCGTGGTCTGGAAGGAAGTATCACAGACGGTATGGCCGGCGAGATAATCGACCGGATGAAACCACAACTCCGAAACAACGATTTCGCAGGAGCAATCCTTAGTGCAACAGCAGATGTGGAATTAAAGATTGACGGCAAGGAAATTGAGCATGAAGGTGTAGATGGCCTTATCGATACGATATGCGATATTATCATCGTGCTCGCTTGCATTTATGCAGTGCTGATTTTCTTTACATGGTTGTACGAGGCACATAGGGCAAAATATCGGTACGGATTTATCAACAAAAGTTATGCTTATCGCTTCTTCTCGATTACTGTGTTCCTGTGGGCGGTTGAGAGCGTTTTTGAAGCAACGTTCGATATACTTATCACCATACCGCTCGATTGTTTAGGCGGTGGAAGCAGCGGCGGATATTCCGGCAGCTCAAGCTCGTTCGATTCAGGCAGCTCATTTGATTCGGGCGGCTTCTTCGATGGTGGGGGCTCATCGGGAGACTGGTAAAATATTTATAGGGGGCCAAGTCGGGCCCCTAAATTTTATCTAAAAAACTATTGCTTTTTTACCTTGAATGTTGTATACTTAAATCAACGAAAGGGCGGTGGTAAATTAGATGAAGAATGGGCATTACACCAAGGCAGACATTGTTGAGTTAAATACTTACAAGGAATCAAAGTTTGTGCGGGTTGCCGTAGCGGAGCTGATAAGCGGCACAAAAATATGGAGCAACGGACTGGACGTACAAATCATAGAACCGTCTGGCGAGAAACAGATGTATATGGATTTTACAAAAGATAAGATTCCTGCGGTTTACGCAGTGGTTGCTGAAATGGTTTGTAAAAAGGCATACGGGCATGGAGGTTACCGGCCTGGCGCCGGCAGGAAAAAAGACGAAAGCAAGGCACCCAAAATCGCATGTTCGTTCCGGCTGACCGCAGAGGAACGTGAAAAAGTAAAACAGTTTATTAATGATATGCGAGCAGAAAGTGGTGAGAAAAAATGAATAAGGTTTTCAGAGCACTACTTACAATACTTACTGGTTTATCTGTTTGGGTATCTGCTGCAGGCAGCAGCGAAGCAACCAATTACCTGGCTATCGGGTTTTGGAATGATGCGGAAAACTACACATTCAACAACACCAGCAACAGGCTGTGGGCGGAAGAATACATAAGGTCCAAAATGCTTGAAGAGCACGGACAGAGATGGATTGTAGAACACAAGCTCGCCGAAGATATTGGTAAGTTCGACTACATGTCGGAGGCCGCCAAAGTTGCAGGAAATTGGGACCCGAACGCATATGTACTCCTGATTTGCGTAGATGAATGTTTTATAAACCATACTGATTTTAGTCATTGGAGAACCGGACATGTAGACCTCAAGGACCCCTTCGTTGGAATAAACATGTTCCTTTTCACGGGATACGGAGAAAGCATTTGTTCCAAAGGACTTAGCAAACATTTGTCAAACAGGCAGGAAGAGCCCGCGATACTGTTCAATGCACTGTATCGTCACTGCTTCCGCGATGCCTGGGATAACTTTTTTGACCCATGGTTATTTCCAAAAAGGAAAAGACCACAAGGAAATTATACAGAGGATTACCTCTGATAAATATAAGGATGTGAAATACATTGGTTAACAAGTATGTAAAAAGGAAACCGCCAGCAAATGGCTTCACCCTGCAGGATGTAATTGAAATATCCGCGGTAAGCCAAATTCCTCAAGTTCTTATTGCGGCCATGGCAAATCGTGGTTTTTCCCCTGCCGAAGTAAAGGATATTATTTTAAACGATAATCCTGCTCAAACATTAATCACAACCCCTCTGCGGGGAGCCGAAGATGCGGCAGAAGAAATCCTTAATCACATTAAAAAGGGTGATGCTATTGGGATTTTCGCCGATTACGATTGCGACGGGGTAACATCGGGCTTTGTAATGTATGAAGGCCTTAATGAAATCATAAAACATCTTGACTCTGTAAGTAAGATTGGGGTATACTATCCACAGCGCAGTGAAGGCTATGGACTTAATATGGACTATTGCCAAAAGGCAGTAGAGCATAAAGTCGGCCTTGTAGTAACGGTTGATAACGGCATCACCGTAAAGGAACAATGTAATTTCCTTAAAAAACATGGCATTAACCTTGTTGTTACTGACCATCACGAACCGATTAAAACAAAACTTCCGAATTGCACAATCGTTGACCCGTGCTTTTCTGATATTGACCGCAGCTATATGGCGGGCGTGGCAGTCGCTTTTAACGTAATCCAGACTATGGCAAACAAAGTAAATTGCAAGTTGGATATGGAAAGACTTTATCCCGCAGTAGCTATCGGCACCATTTCGGACTGCATGCCAATGTGTTATGAAAATTCGGCTTATGTAAAAATTGGTCTGGGGCTTATCAACAATGGTGAAGCAGGGAAGTTCCTGTCCATGCTTAAAGGTGATAATCCGTTAGACTATACGCCGACAGATATTTCCTTTAGCATCGCCCCGCTTATCAATGCGGCATCCCGCATGGGCGACACCAGGATTGGGGCGGCAGGGTTCCTTACGGATGACGACAGTAAAATCTCGGCAATTATCCGTAGTCTGCAGGAGCTCAACAAAAACCGAAAAGAAATCACTGACAATGCAAGAGAAGTTGTTTCTCATATCGATCCGAAAGACAATCGAATCATTTGCTTTAATGGTGCCAATTACGGTAAGGGAATCCACGGTATTATTGCCGGCGAAATTTCCAAACGCTTTCCGGATTATCCGGCGTTTGTTTACAACATAAAACCGTTTGATGGAAAAGATGTTGCAGCAGGCTCTATCCGCTGTGCAAATGCTGGCCTTAATTGCATGGAAATGTTTGACCAGCTGAAAAAACGTGGGATTATCCGTATGGTTGCAGGGCATGCTTCTGCCTGTGTATTGGAAGTCTATGCCGATAAAATGGGAGAGTTTGTAGCAGAATTTAATTCCATGTATGACAATATGGAAATTCCACCCACGGTAAAAGAACTGGATGCCTCCATCACGATTAAGGAAGCAACCAACAACCAGACGCTTATCGCACTCAATAAAATCCCGTTCACGGCGCAGGAAGAACCGCTCTTCGGTATTTCCAACGTAATGATTAATGACGTGTACGCCTCCAAGAACAATCCTGAAAATGTCCGCTTTACGCTTGCCGATAGTACAGGGTATAAGCAGGCGTGGGCATGGAAGTTTGGTTCTCGTTATAAAGAACTGGGAGAGCCGACACAGGTTCATCTTGTCTGCACCATCACGCAGGATTTTATGAACAAACGCTCGCCGAAAGCAACGATTAAGATAGTAGATATGATTCCGGTTAGAGTACCGGCTTAAGAATAAGATACAGGGGGTTAAGATTTGAGCATAAAAATTCCAGAAAAAGAAGTCGACGTCATGGTCCAAATGTACAATGCTGGAAAAAATACAACTCAAATTGCGGAGGCCTTACACCGGGATAGACATGCAGTATCGAGAAATTTAAAGAAGCGTGGCGTTGATGTTAAACCCACTCAATTTACGCAAATTAGTAAAGATTTTGATAAAAAGTATTTCGACAAAATCGATACTGAACAAAAGGCGTACATATTAGGCTTGTTGTTTGCAGACGGCACCTGTAATAAGTATGGCTCAACGTCGATACAGTTACAGGAATGTGACAAGTATATTTTAGACGAAATAAAAGCAGAAATGAAGCATGGCGGAAAAATAATAAGAATCGCCCAGAAACAAAATTTCAAAGAATGTAAAAAGTCTAAAACGAGATATCGGTTTACCGCGTCCTGCAAATATATGACAGAAAAACTAATACAAATGGGGATGAGAAGTAAGGAACACATCCCCGAAATGCCAAAAGAAATGATTCCTCACTTTTTAAGAGGGAATTTTGATGGCGACGGGTGTATATATGTGCCTGAAAAACCAAGAAGTAAAAGTGATGGTTTGTTTTATTTCATGGGGGAGCAAAGCTTTTGTGCTGATATTGTAAAATATTGCAGAGAGAATAATATATGTGATTTTACAAAAATTGACAAGAGAAAAGGCATATACCAAATTAGGAAAAGCGGAAACAAGCAGGCCATGAAGAATATGTATGGTCTTCTTTATAAAAATGCAAAAATCTATATGAAAAGGAAGAAAGAAAAATGGGACTTGTACATGAAACGGAATCCGGAGTTATTGCAGGCATAATAAAACAGGAGCACGAGGATAGGCCTGAAATAAAAGACTTCGTTCACCTCCATGTTCATACAATTTATTCAACCTTAGATGGGTTGTGTAAACCGGACGTGTTGGCCGCTCGCGCAAAAGAACTGGGTATGAAGGCCGTTGCGGTGACCGACCATGGTCATTGTGGTTCTGCGCTCGCCTTTCAGACGGCCATGAAAAAACAGGGGATTAAGCCGATTCTTGGTGCAGAACTTTACTATACGCCGGATATGAAAATTGCGGCCATGGAAAAAGAGGACCGCGATGCATGGGGTATCCGTGAAGTCTTAAAAGACCAGGAAGCAAGAAACCATTGTGATTGGGGTATCACCAAGAAAAAGGGCGACAGAAAAACCCTGGACGAATATATGTTGATGTTGCTGGCAACCATCAAAGATGAAACCAAGCGTGACATTAAGAATGTATCGCTGGAAGCCATAAGAGAAGTATTTAATAAAGATGAAATCTCTGCATTTAAGCGCCTTAATGCAGGCATCTTTGAAGAGTTTGCTTACGACATGCGCCAGTACCATTTGATTGTGCTGGCCATGAATCAGACGGGCTGGAAAAACCTTGTAGCAATCCAATCGATTGCTTCCCGTGAATGTCAGTATAATAACCGTGCGCTCACTGACCTTAATCTCCTTAAAAAATACAACGAGGGGCTTATCGTGGCCACGGCATGTGTCGGCTCAATCTTTAGCCGCTACGTACAGAAGCGCAGACCTGACCTCGCTGAACAAGCACTGTTTGAATTCAAGGAAGTGTTCGGCGACAGATTTTATCTTGAAATCCAGCCCATCGCAATCCCGCAGCAGATGATGACCAATCCATTCTATATGGAAATGGCCAAGAAACATGATATTAAGACCATCGCTACAACCGATACGCATTATGTCTTTAAGGAAGACCATGAAGTGCACGACGCTTACATGTGTATCAGCACGGGCCGTTATCTGGATGACAAGATTGATAAAGAACGCTGGCTCGAAAAACATAAAAGCGGTAAAACGGAATACAAGGGGCGCATGAAATATACCAACGATTACTGGCTCCGTGACATCCCCGAAATGATTGATGCCTTCCTTGTGCAGGAAGATTACGGCAAGAACTTTTTCTCGGAAGGAAATCAATTATCCATCGAAGAATACCGCAAATATTGGATTGCCGCAATAAAGGAAACAGCAAAGGTTGCAGACCGTATCGAAGATAATATTCTGATTGGCTCGGCAACAACTCTTTACCCAAAAGTAAAGGATATCCCCAAAGGTTTTACGCCGGACAGCTGGCTCACCGCACAGGCTGTAAATGGTTTGGTCCAGTATGCCGATAAGATGAAAAATGCTGGCACGCCGATTGACTTCAAGGTTTATTCCGACCGTCTTTTTGATGAGCTGGCCGTTATTAAGACGAAGCATTATGCAGACTACTTCCTCGGTGTGCAGGAATACACCAACTGGGCAAACTCCATCAATCCGGAAACGGGCCTGCCGTTCTGTGTTACGGGACCGGGCCGCGGAAGTGCAGCAGGAAGCCTTGTCCTCTACATGCTCGGTATAACGAAAAATATCGACCCGATTAAATTTAACCTGATGTTTGGTCGATTCCTCACCATGGATAGAGATACACCCCCCGATGTGGATACTGACTTTTCATGGAAACATAGACCACTTGTTATTAACCATCTTGAAGATGTATACGGTGAAGACCATGTATGTCATATCGGCGCCTGGACAACAGAATCCATTTATACGGGTATCAAAGACTTTGCGCGCGTTCTTGCTCGTCCTGTAAGTGTAGCTGATAAGATTAACAAAGAGCTGCAGGCAATCTGCAATAGCGATCCGAAAGCATGCTTTAAGATGTTTGACGGGATGAAGGAATCTAATCCCGAAGGATACAAGCGCTTTAAAGAACTCGAGGAAAGCGAACCGCAGGTATTTAATTATGCCAGACAATGTGAAGGCGTTATCCGTCAGTGGACAACGCACGCATCCGGCGTTATCGCTTGTCCGGAAAGTCTCATTGGACTGGTCCCGACACGATAC